GACCCGATAGCCTCGCACAACGCAGGGCTTCGATAGCCCGAGGATATAGCGACCGGTTTACCAAAATGCTCACGCACAGGTTGCAGGACAGTCTCCGCTAGGTGAATAAGATTTTCTACATGCTCGGTTGAAGGTTCATTCTTAATACCTTTACGAGTTGCAGTTTGAGATTTAGTCATCTCTGCTAGTGAAAAGTTTGCTGATAGTTTCATTACATTATACCCATTACCATTTCTAAAAATATTAAAGCTACAGCCCCCACTGTAGATAGAACTACCCAATAGATCTTATCTATCTTACCACCCAAAGCTTCTACATCCTGATGTACATGCGTAATTTTATCGTCCAGGTGTTTTAGGTGATTAGTTTTTATTAACTCTATTTCACGTTCAACGCCTTTTACATGACCATACAAAGATATAATATGTTCTCTATCGTCTTCTGGGGTTATGCCTTTAACTGTATCGTTCATTAACCTACTCCAAATATTGTGTCGTTTGTACCAAAAACTTGTTGACCTTTCAACGCTGTTTGTTGACCAGTAGCCGGTGTAGTTGTAGGCAACGCAGCTGCAGACGTTGGTATATTGCTTAAACCCTGTAAGGCTTGAGATTGTAGTATAGGAAGTTGAGAAATACTAGATGTTCTAAAAGGATTAGGTGTTTCAGGTAGTTTAGCTCCAAGAGGAATACCGTCATATAATCTAATTAATCTTTTAATTAAACTTCTAGCTCTCATGTATGGATTAGGATCTCCTATTGCCCTGGCGTTATCAGCAAAAGCTTTTTCTATGTTCTCTGATGGAACAAAAGGTTTAAACTCACCTCTTTTTATAGCATCTAACTGTGTCTTAGATACCCTGTCTGCAAACTCAGAGTCTAAATTGCTTATAGGTGTCCCTAAAGTTCTAGCCGCATAGTAATCATTAAACATTTTTTCTTGTACTTTATATAACGCATCACTTGCTACTCTATATCTATCTACAATTTCTTCTGGAGATACAGGACCACCTCTTAACAACGGTGATGTAAATTCACGTCTAGCATTGTTAATACCTGTTCTAAAGTCTGCAATTTTAAATTTCATTGCTCTTACAGGATCTATTTCAACGGCTCTAAAACCTAAGAAACCCTGTAACTCATTTCCTATTTCAAAATCTTGTCCGTATTTATCAAACTTTCCTTTTGTAATAACATCTATAGGTTCAAAAGCACGGTCTAGTCTTTTAAATTGTTCTATAGATCCAGGCATTTGTGTTTTAATAACATGAGCTAGGGCTCTACTAAATTTTTCTCCTATAGGAGTTTGGTCTGTATATAGTCTATTACCTTCACGAGTACGACCACCTCTCATAACAATATCAGAAATACCTGTTGTCCAAATTGATTCACTAACAAACGGAGATAAAGCTTCCTTAGTACCTTCTATCATTGATTTTAATACTTCTTGACCCATGTCTCCTTCATTGGCTCCTCTCTGTATACCTGTATACAAAGCAGTAAGAGGTCTAATCATAGTGTCGTATGCATTAGCGTGAGAAAAATCTATATATTTTAATCCACCATCGTCATCTCTCATTGGAATTAAAGTAGAATTTTTTGACCAGTCAGGAACAAACCTTCTCATTGCTGCCATCTCATCTTCTGTTACATCGTGTAACGCTTTGAAAGCTTCTACAGTTCCATATGGTATAGCTAAAGTAGTTGTACCCATACCAAAAGCTCTTTTTAAACCTATAGCTCTAAGAGGATAAACAATACGACCGTCATCTAAAGTGTGTTTATAATTTATTTCTTTCATCGCTCTAGAAATAATATTTCCCGAAGTTCTATATATTTCTGCAGGGAAAGATACAAAGTTACCAAGAGGCAATCTTCTTGTAGCTTTAATAAAATCGTTAACCATATCGTAGTTAGGTATATTGTTTCTAATTATATCAGCAGCTTCTTCATCTAGTTCATCAGCTGTTCTTGTTATTTTATATTTCTCATACGCCTTGCCTAGTCTTTGTCTTTCTAGTGCAAACGAAGTTATCTTCCAAAAGTCATCTTCTGCTGTATAAAAATCTTCTGTAGTCTTTTTTAATTTTGATAAAGGTCTAAACATTTCTCGTAAAGCTTTTCTAGAATTTACAGACTCACCAAAGTTTGTATCTTTTAACAATCTTTGTAAGTCTCCTAGTCTTACGTTACTGTTAACAACACCAAGTCTTAATAAATCCCTATACCTATCGTTAGCCATACGAGCCCCTGGAACCTGTAGTGCTTGAAATGCTTCTTTGAATGCAGCGGCACTATCACCAACACTAACAGTTAAACCTGGTATCAAACCATTTGCTGAAGCAAAAGCACCTGCAGATATAAAGTTACGGGCATGTGTGACAGGACTTAAAACTGTTTTTGCAAGTTGTGAGGTTGCTTTTGGATACAATAAAAAACTTTCGTACAGTTGTGTAAGAGTTGATTTATCTCTAGCTACCATAGCTGATTCTTCAATTGCTTCTGCAACACCTTTCTCTGCATACTTACCATGTAAAGGGTTTGTACTTCCTGCTTCTATCGTCTTACTAGGGTCAATCTCAATCTGTTTAATATTTCTACCAAAGTCAGACACAGCTTCCTTTTCTGTTTCTCTAAACAAACCTTTCATTGTAGCTGGCGTAAGACTGCCTGGATTGTCTTTTATAAAATCAGCTCTTTCTAAAGCTAGTTCTTTATCTTTAGTCAATAGTGTATTGTAAAACTGATTACGTCTTCCAACTAAAGACAATCTATTTGTTCCAGTAAGCATAGTTTGCATAGGGTCTTCAACTTTACCAAACAACTCTTCAATAATTTTTCTTTGATCACCTACAACATCTTCTAATGCTAACGTGCCTCTAGCTGATTCTATTTCACTAAGAGTAGTTCTGTTTACAAAGAAGTCAGGAACATCAAAATATATACCAGATGTTTTCTCTCTTGTTGTTGCTAAATCTCTAGGTGGTCTAGCTGTTTCCAATAACCTATCAACAAAAACTTCTGCTTCTCCTCTTGTTATAGGCTTACCTGCATCCTCAGCAGAATCCATAAACATTTTAATTGTTTTTTCTACAGTTTCTTCCGTAGGCTTGTAATTAAACAAAGGTATAACGCTTTTGTTTTGGAACATCTCATAAGTTGAACCAAGATAACTTCTAAACTTTTCTCCAAATATAGGAGAGAAAGCACTTCTAACTTCATCGTCCATAGAATAACCAAGACGACTAAATATATGACCCCAACCTAAACGCATTTTTCCAAAAGAATCAAAAACACCTGCGATATCTTCTTCTTTGGCACCACGATCTCTCATGGTTTTTGTAACTTTAGATATTAAACCTTTGTCCATATCACCAAAAGTTACTTTACCTATAGAATCCATAGACACGTCACCGGATAAAAGAGTGTCATTTAATTCTCTCATGAAACTTTGTCTTCCTTTGTTATCCATTTTTTTAAAAGGGTTTAAAACAAAAGGAAAGATAGCATCAATGTGCTTATCTAGTTTACGTGCTTGTTCACCGGCATAGTTAACATCCCCGGCCCGCGCTCCTATATTTCTTCGTTCGATATCAAAGTATAGTTGAGACTTCTGTCCTCTAGGTCTAAAGGCTCCAAAGAACTTATCTAATTTATCGTTGTTTGCTGATAGATCGTTTCTTCTTTTTACCAATGATTTTATAGCTGACCCTGCACCACCGACTAAACCAACCATTAATGATCCATCTAAACCAAACTTCATTCTATTTACAATTTCTTTAGATGCTTGGTTCTCATCGTTTGGATCGAGCTCCGTTGGTCCCATGCCTATCATATCTCCAAACGTACCAACACCTTCTGGATCACCTACAAAAATAGCATCACTTACTCCAGCACCGCCTGCAGCACCTAGCGTAGCTAGCAACCTACCTTTTGCATTTAGTGCTTCTTGAAACTTACCAGGTAGTTCAGGATCACTTAATTTAAAATAGTTACCATTTCTTTTATTTAATAAAGCACGTCTTGCTAATTTTTCTCCTGCTCTCCAACCATATGCACCAGGCACACCTAAATTTACAGCTATTCTAGAGAACGTTCCAAGCCAATGTTGTTCTGCTTTGTCGTCCCAATCATTTAAATTATCAAACCAGTCTTCTACTTTAGCTGCATTGTTTGTACCAACACCTAAATCCATAAGAGACGCGCCAAGTGTAAAAGCACCTTTTGGTATATCTAATAAACCAGCACCTATACCTGCTAGTAAACTTTCCATGCCACCTATTTTATTTGTAGCATCTAACATACTAGCTGTGCCAGGAGCATCTCTAGGATCTCCAACAATACCACCTATTTTATAATTCTCTCTTGTACCACCAGCTGCATTGTCTTTCATAACTTCTAGTACAGAATCACCTAGGTCTAATCCTGTTGCATTCATCATGTTTTTAACTTGTGTATCAAAATCTGTTGTAGGGTTTTGTACTGGAGGTAAACTACCATCAGCTAGTTTAACTCGACCACCATCTTTTAAACCAAAACCTGGCCTAGTTATTCCAGGGGCATCATCTGATATCAAAGAGTCCATAAACCTGTTTGTAACTTTTTGTTTTATGTCCTGTCTAACAGCTTCCCAATTGTTAGTTGTATTATAAAGAAGCTCTGCTGGATCTAACTCACCTAATCTGTCTTGTTGAGCTTTAAAATAATAATTTCTTCCTGTCTTTGGACTATTAACAAACTTATTCATAGATTGTTCTATATAATCATCAAGTAAGTTAGGTGTTACCATGTCTGCTGTTAAAGGGGCATCTATATCTCTTTTTGCTTTGTACAAAATTTCACCATCAGGTCCAAATTTTCTCATGTTTCTTGATACATCTAATAAAACAGTGTCTTCTAAAGTAAAATCTTGAAGAAACTTGTCTCCAAATAAAGTTCCTCCTGGATCAAGACTCCCTTTAGGCTCACCTAAAAAATCAATTTTATTTTTGTTAACATCAAATTTTTTAACAACAAGAACATCACCAAACTCAGAATAAATTTTATCTTGTAGTTTGTTTATTTCTTCCATTTCGTTCATTAAACGATTTTGGTCAACGGGGTCTGTTGTTTTTTTGTATTTTGCAAAAAGTTTTTCTAACAATATATTATTAGCGTCTCTTTGTTGTTCAACAGCATCATCTATTCTAGAAGCACCGCCTGTTAAAGCCTTATCTACATTTAGGTCTGCGTCTAAGTACGCAAGATCTTTTGCTCTGTATTTTGTTTTTAACCCCGCTGCATGGTGCAAATGTTTTGCTGTATCGCCTGACAACGCCGCAAGAATAGAAGTGCTACCTGCTGCTTTTTCTCTTAATGTTCTTTGTTGTTTTTTTGTACCAACAACTACATTGGCTGTTTGTGGATAACCATTGTAATGGTTTCTACCAAGCATGTTTAACATACCAGCAGACACATCTTTTCTAGCTTTTTGCATTTCATCTAAAGTTTTAAAACCAAAGTAAGGACTCATAAATAGATCATCCATGGCTTTTACTTTTTCTCTGTCAGGAAAATTTTGATAAGGAACGTTTTCTTGAAACTGTTTTACTAGTTTTTTAAAGTCATCTTCTATTTGAGCACTTTTAAAAACAACACGTGCTCCTTCCTCACCTCTATTAAAACTATAAGAAACAGGTTTGTTTGAAGAAAAAGGATTAGTCTTTCCATATTTTTTTAGTTTACTTTCTTTTATTTTTTCGCCTCTTTTTTTAAAGGCATCTTCTTTTGCTTTTGCAAATTTTGGTTCTATTTCAGTTTTAAATTTTTTTGCTTCTTCTAAAGTGTCAAAAACTTTATCAACATTTAAGGATGCTGACTCACGTTTATATCTAAATTTATCACCGCGGCTTTTAAATATAAATCTAGCTATTTTAGTTGCTGGCATACTACCTCCTAACTAGAGGCCCATTCCTGTGCCTCTGCTAAGTCGTCAGTAAATTTCAAACCGCCTTCACTGTTAACCGCACAGTAAAAACCTTGTCTACCAGAAGTTCCAGGATCAGGATTTAAGAATACAGAGTTTGTAGATGCTCGTGCTGTGTCTTCGTTAAACTCGCCTTTTCTATCTACAGGCAGTGTAGAAGTAATTCCTGCGTCAATTGCTTCTTGCATTTTTCTAATTTGACCAGGAGCTGTATAGTTACCAGCTGTTATGTTTTCTATATCTGCTGCTTGCATAAGTTGATCGTTACTAAACATTTCTGTCATAGCTTGTGTAGCAGCTGCTGTATTTATATCAGATGTTCTTTGTCTTCTTGTTGCCATTTCTGCTGATAAAGGAGCGTTGAATGCAGTTAATGCACCTCCAACGCCTTCTCCAGAACTTAATGCGCTACCACCAGCGACTAGTGCGTCACCAATAGTTGTTAAATTATTGTTCTGTTCTCCTTCTCCTAACAGTTCTTTATATAAATTTAATTTTTCAAAATACTCTTCTCTAATTCTATCCTCTTGTGTCATTTCTTCTACTTGATCCATAACGTCGCCTTGAGTTTCGTTGTCAGTTTCTTCTACAATATCAGAACCTGTTTTACCCATAGCGCTTCTAATTGCTCCAGCAGGAGTATATGAGAAGTCACCTTCTCCATAAGGTTTGCTAGCTTCGTATATATTTTTTGCTATGTTACCTGTTTGTAATAAAGGATTAATGGCTGTAGCTAGTTCTAATCCTTGTCTTCCCATTTGAAAAGCTGATCCCAATGGAGTGTCAGATGCACTTGGGTCTGGTGCGTCAAACATAGAAGATACAACACCAGCACCACCTCCAACAGAACTTAAAGCTCTAAGGGCCATCATTTTTTTAGTAGGGTCTTTTATTTCTGATATAGTTTTCATAATATCATCACCACTACCACCGGCTAGTTTTCTCATATCCATAGCGTCTTCGTCTAAAACTTGTTTTGTTACTTTTGATCCTTTAGTTATATTCATAGGATTTATAAAATTCATAATACCTTCTATAATTTTACCTCCTTTGGAATAACCTGCTCTGCCTCCAGATAGTCCAGACGTAATACCAACACCGTGTGATTTATCTACATCACCACCCATACTAAACATTTTTCTTCTAAGAGTGTGTACCAAGTTATCCTCCTAATCCAAACATACCACCAAGGTTAGATAAGATACCTGCACCTTGCATAAAGTTACCAAAAGCACTTTCACCAGGACTTGCTTGAGGTCCTGCTGTTGTACCAATACTAGTTCCTGTTCCATAACCACCCATCAATCCTGAAATTTGTTGACCAACAAAACCAAGTTGTTCGTAAGGAGCGTACTGCTGTAGTTTATTAGTTTGTGCAAGAGCGTCTAATCCTGCTTGTGCATATTTCTGGTTTTGATCACCAAACGCTTGAAGCACACCAAACTGTTGAGCACCTAACTGAGGCACTAATTGTGCCATTTGTGTTTGTGCTGCTAATGCTTGTGTAAATGGTGACGTCTGTGACTGTGCTAGTTGACCTTGTGTTTGACCAACTTGTCCTAATGCTGAAATATCTTGACCAGCTAAACCTGCTGCACTTTCACCAAGAGCTGCTGTCTGTGAACTAATACCCATTCTGTTTGCAACGTCTTGTTGTCTAGCGCCTTGTGCTTGTTGGAATCCTTGGTTTAACATATTAGCTTGCAACATTGCTCTATCCATACCTCTACTAGAACCAAGTTCTTGAGCCGCTGCTGCAGATCTACTACCTGTCATAGTTCCGCTCATAGCTTGTTGCATACCTAATTGTTGTTGTTGTCTTGATGTATCTAAATCAAAGTCAGCCATTGCAGCATCAATAACTTGTTGTTGATAAGGAGACATGTAAGAAGCAATTGAACCAGCCCCGGTTCCCGCTCCAGGACCCTGTAGTCCTCTTGCGCCTGCAAGGTCAGTAGCAGCTTGTTGCTGGAACGGGGTTGCAGCCCCCGAGATAGCTCTTCCTGCTGCTAATCCTTGCATTTGATTTGTTGCTCCTGCTGCATTTTGTAACGCAGCGGTTCCGGCACCTTGAATTTGATTTGCGGCTGTTGTAGCCTGATCTATAAATGGTTGAAAAGCCCCGATCCCCGATCCACCGACCGCGCCTGATGCTGGGTCATATGTAAATCCTTGTTGACCAAGTGCTGTTTGCATTGCTTGTTGTTGCGCTTGGTTTTGCGCTGCAATAGCTGGAGCAAAAGCAGCTGTATTTATACTACCGCCTAATATACCAGCAAGCTTGGGACCAAAAGTACCTAGTAATGTTTCAACTGCCGGTGATGATAATTCTGTTTGTGTATGTCTAGTATCGTATTGTGACGCCATTATACTTTTGCCTCCATATTATTCATTAGGTCATACATTCTTTGTGCGCCTACATTAACATCTCCACCACCCATACCACGTACAGCATCAGCAGTCATTACAAATTCATTTTTAGAAAGCATCGCTGGCACATCGTCAGCCCTTTCTGGTCCACCCATAGGTATAAAACCTCCTGAGTTTCTATAATCTAGTTCCATGCCGCCTGGTACACCAGGAGCTTGCATGATACCACCGCCAGCTCTAGGAGCTCTTGGGTTCATCATTTTTTGCATTTGAATATTGTACATTTGGTTTGCTATTGAATCTTCATTCATGCCTGGTGTTGTGGCTCCAAACAATGCTTCTTTTATTATCTCGGCCTGTTCTTCTAATTCTCTTTGACGTTTCTTACCTTCGCTTCTTTTCATAGGCATAACAGTTTCACCGTCTTTGTATCCTGTTCTGCCACCATCAGCAAAAGTGGTAAAGATAGGATAGTTTGTTCCTGCAAATTGTCTTTTAGTAAATTGCATTGGGTTTACAGTCTCGTTATAGTTTCCGCCATACATAGCTCCATAAGGACCATAGATTGTATTTATTTCATCTTGTGTATATCCAGCGTTTTGACCATATAGATTCATTAGATCATAATTTTTTTGAGCTAACGCATCTTGACTAAGTGCTCCATCTGTTCCTGCTCCACCAGCTGCTCTTTGTTGTTCAAAATCATCCATAGCATTCATTCCAGCCATGATACCCATAGGTGCTGATAGTTTCATCGCTTGACTAAATCTTCCTTTATTTAAAAGTTGTGGTGCAATGTCTTCACTAAAGTCAATTGGGTTGTACATTGATCTACCTGTACTTGTAATAGCATCAGAGAAACGTTGTCCTATACCCGCGATCCCCGGTTCGTATTTAAAACCTTCAGCAAAAGTTTTAAAAGCATCTGGGTTATCGGCTGCGAATTGCATTGCATTACCGGCTGTTCCTCCTGCTCCTGGTAAAAGATTAGGGTTAGCAGCATTCGCTACAGAGTCACTCATAAACGCTTTTTCAGCAGCTGTACCTTTACCTGCTTGAGCTCCCTTTGCCATACCTGTCATAGCAGCTTGTAATGCTAATTTTTTATAATTTAATTTTCCGTAGTTTTTTGCATCGGCTAATGCTTGTGCTGGTAAAGTTGCTAACATTCCAACAGGTCCCAAGAAAGGAGCAGCCATAGCTATATAAGGCATGACTTTCGCTAATTCTTTTGGCATGATCTTGTCAGCCACTTTATTCATGACCTTATCGACTTTTTTCTTGACCGATCCCATTACAGCATATGCTCCTTAGTTGTTATAGACATACGACTTCTTATCAAACCATTTGGTGCAAGCCTCAACCATTGTACAGGTTTCCCCGGTCCCAATAAGTGTGTGAAAAAAGTTTTATAAAAAATCATAGCGTCGTTATGTTTTCTTTTAAAGATTGTATCAATGACCCAAGTTCTATCTCCACTATTCCAATCCTCAAAATTTAGCTCCCTAGTTTCTAAATATTTTGTTTCAGCTTCTTTACTTAAAAAAGCCCAGTTTCGAAACCCATAAAGCCCATTATCGTCTGCGTGTACTTTATATTGTCCCAAAGTTAGTGATGGATAAATGTGATAGAAAATTTCTTTTAGACTGTTTTCAAACCATAAAGGGTAATGAAACTTATATAATTCAAGGGTGTCTAAAAGCTCATCCATAATTTACCGCAAGATGGTTAGTCTTGTTATTCGCCTGATCCAGCGCCCATTGGCAACTGAACTACTTTAACCTGTATATCTTTAGCCTTGTGTACTGCCCAAGGCTGACCGCAGTTGCTACAAACACCTGTGGCTTGTTCATCAGAATCTACCTCATTATCGCAATTTTTACAATATATTCTCTCATAAACTTCAGGCTGTACAACTGGAACCTCTACCCCTTCTACCCATGTTGTGCCAATCACCTTAGAATCTTGAACTTTTTTCATTAAGTTATCTGCAATATTGATAAAACTACGTGTAAGGCATTGCCTGAAGATGCTTGTACTTTTAATTGATCTCCATCTTCTAAAACTAAAGGTTGGGTAATTAACTCTGTGGTTGTGTTCGCAGCTATAGACTTTGCCTCAAATAATTTAATGGTTGCTGGTCCTAAGCTTTTATCTAATATTGATATTGTAATTGTTACAGCACCACCAGAATCATTACAAACTAAAATATTTTTTATAAGAGAGGTTACAGGGTCTTGAGCAGGTTGAGTAATCTGTGCCGTAGGCACAGTGTAAATTGTCTGTTCATTTGTATTCGTTAAATCTAAACTTTTATTTATATATTGGTCAGCCATTATAATCCAAACCATGTTCTTGCTAAAACTGAATCTTTTAAATCTGTTTGATAACTAAAATTTAATTGATTAATCACAGCTTCTAGTTCTCTAATTAAAAGGTCTTGTTGTTCTCTTGTAAACTCATCTTTAGGTAAAGGAAACCTAGTTACTTTTATTCTTGCCATTATCTTGCTCCATCCGGAGTTATATCATATCTAAAAGTACCAAAACGCCAGTTAGAATCTGTAGCACTACTACTTAATACAATATTAGATTGTCTCCCACGACCTCTAACAGAAAAATGTTTAGTGGTAGGAGTTATGTTAGAATTAAAATTACGTGGTGTAGTCGATGTAGGGTAGTTTAAAAAATTTAAACCTACATTAACAGTGCCAGCTAAATTTTTAAAATCAGGTATAACTCTACTAATGTGATAAACTTGATCTCCATCTTCAATATCAATATCACCAGAAGTTAAAGAACACGTCATAGCCCCGCCATCATCATTTAATCCGTCTTCGTGTCTGTAAATTTGTGATGACCCAGCTGTCACACCTCTTATTGTTTCATTTGTAGGTAAATCGTTTGGATAATACCTAGAAGCAAACGGGTTAGAATAAACACCTCTATCAGACCATGCAGTTCTTGCAAAACCTGTGTTAGTATACCAAACATCTTCTAAGTAATTATAAGTTACACTTCTATTAATAGCACTAGAACCTTTTGAAGGATAAAACCAAGTTACTTCGTTAAAGTCTACGTTAATACCTGCGTATACTTGAACTTGTGCTGTCGTATCAAGATCATCAAAAACATAACTTTGAACAGTACAATCTAATTTTTTAACAGAACCATCAAAAATGTAAAAAGCTGTTTGTGACATCCAATAACTTACACCGTTAACTTCTGCCCAACAAAAAGGAGAGATAGCCCCACAACTTGATCCAACTTGTTGTAAACTAAAAACAGCATCCCCACCAATAAGTGTAAGAATGTTTAAAGAAGAATCTGTCCATACTAAAACACTACCACGAGATCTAGTAGCAGCCATTATTTTAGAACCTTCTTGAACCTGATCAGAACCTGATGCGTTTTCTCTTAAACTAGTAAATGTCCAAGATGTGTAGTCTCGTTGTGCTGACCAACGAATCAACATGTTGTTCTGTGTTCCTGGGGTTCCTATTGTTTCTTCTGTTCCTAAACATAAAACAAACTGACCATTTGTAACTAATAAAAACCTACTCGTACTTGGAGCTTGTGTTATTACTTGTGCTGGAGTTGCAACACCACCTGATAAATCCCATCTGTATAAAGCGCCGTTGTTCCTTATTGCAAATAAATCTTCTCCTAAAATATCAAAAGACCAAGACGTAGCTTCTACAAAAATAGCAGAAGAAGTTCTAGGCGTGTTCCACGATCCGGCGTTCCATGTAGCAGTACCCCAACCAAAACCAAAACTACTAGTAGCTGATCCTACGTTTATTTGATACTTAGCTGTTACTGTACCTCCACCTGTACCTGCACTTACGTTTCCTGTATGTGTAATAGTGTAAGAGTTAGCATCTACAATACTTGTAATTTCATACTCTGCGTTAAAGTCAGCTCCGTTTAAAGTAGAAGCTCCACTGTAGGTTACAAAACTTCCTTCTGTTGCTCCGTGGTTTGTATGCGCTACTGTTATCGTAGCTGTACCGTTTGCAGTAAAAGGACCAGATAAAGTTGCGCTTAATCTTTCAGGTGTAATATTACTTACAACACCTTCTGAATACACATACAGTTTTCTATCTGTACCAATTGCCATGAATCTAACACCGGCCGTTGAGTACCAAGTTTTTTGTGCACGAACCACACCACATATTTTAGGAGCAACTAGTTTAGTCCACCCTCCAATTTTTTCAGGTAGTTTTGCTCTAAACCTAACATTGACACAATCTATCCATCTACCTTCTGCTCCGTAGTTTGTAGTTTCTTTATCAATACCTGGTGCTATATTAACTTTACTCAGCATCTACTATCTCCTGAAATTTTTTATGTTCTTCTATACATTCAGCTGTTGTTTCGTCTTTTGATAAAAGAAAAGCTAATTTTGCTTTTTCAACAAGTTCTTCTGCTGTACTTTCATTTGTAATATCTGCCATGTTATCCTCCGTCTGTACCTAAATTCTTTGTACCATAATAATGAGATAATTTCATGTTTTGTTTATTAATTTTAACAAAGGCGTTATCTTCTAAATTCGATGTTCCTGTACTATATGAAGCAGTAGCCGTTTCATTTGAACCGCCTAAAGCAGAATCCCAACCAGGTGTAATATTACTAACACTAAAAACCCCTGAAGCATTACTTGTTGCTTTGTAGGTGCCTCCTATAGAAGCTCTAGATCTAAACCTCATGGTCCCTGTACTTGGATAATTATTATATATATAAGGAAAGACTGGATTGGATGCATATAAAGATCCTGTGCCACTTCCTGCACTGCCTCCTGGTGGGCTTTGAGAACTAAAACCAGGATTTCCAGCAGTATTAATTAGATTAGAATAAGTTGACGTAACTGTAGATCTATTCGCACTAGCAGGCATGTAAACTGTAAAACTATAATCACTAGTAGCTGATCCGGAAGTAAGGTCTCTTGCAAACCTAATACTTGGTCTTGTATTTTGTCCAAATCTTTGAGTTGACGCTGTACCTCCCCAGTTAGTCTGGAGAGTAAATTGATTATTACTACCCGAGTCAAAATAATTTGTATAAAAAGTTTGGTATCTAGCTCCACCATTTGCTTGATAAAAAGGAGTAAAAAAATACCAATCAGAAGAGTTATTAGTCACTGTACAACTTACAGTAGATCCACTACCTCCCCAACTAACACTAAAAGTACCAGTAGAAGGGATACCGTTATAGACATTAGCTATTGTTCCGCTATTACCGCTACGTAAATACTGGCCAACTCCAGACGCAGTATTAGGTATATTACCTCCACTAGTAGGACCACCGTTTATGTATCCATTACCTGAACCTGTGTATGGATACACTCTAAAATAACCTGCTGAACCAGTAGTATTCCAACCTCCGCCTAATTGACCTACAGGGCCACTCCAATTTATTGCGTAAAAATAACCAACATATACACTAGGTGCCATTCCTCCTGCGGTTACACTAGGGTAAGCAGAAACAGTCATTTGACTTGTTATGCTTTGTCCCGGAGGAATCATACCAGGTACACGTTGTGGACTTACACTTGTTGTAAATAAAGATCCACCTGATACTTTACCTGATTCAGAACCACCTGAATAACTAGAATTTAAAGTAACATCACAATAAGGTCTGTTCATTGTAACTAATCTATTAGTATCAGGAAAAGAACTTATTACAGGAGTATAATTAGTTCCACTCACTGTTTGTTGTGTATTGGTATTTAGATAAACTATGTTTGTACCTATGCTTTCACTTGTGCCTCCAGCTGCAGTGGATAAATCACATACAACATGAGTATAGCCACCTCCATGGTAAGAGCTGCTAGCATCGTAAACAGCTCCATTATTAGAAACCCCTGAAGCTAAATTACTTCCTGATGTATTGTCTGTAGTAGACACATAAAAAGGAACGTTAACAGTTGATTGCAATAAAAATCTTATTCTTAATTTCCCTGGAAAAGAAAAATAAGTATATGGAAAAAAACCTCCACTAACTCCTTGAATTGTAAAATGTTGGCCTGTCCAAGCTACATAAATAATGTCTTCTTGTATACCACCAAAATTATCTGGATATCTTGCTATGTAGTCGCCAAGTTTAATATTAGACTGACCCCCGCTAGAATTAAACTCATTCATAAGATTAGAAAAAGTTATTGCGCCGGATGCTGTAACTGTCATTTTTTTACCTTGGCGGACAACTCATTAATTGCTTGCACGAGCAGTCCAATTAATTTTTCATACTTTACACCAAGAGTACCATCTTCTCTTTTAGCTACAACTTCTGGCAAAACTTTTTCTACGTCTTGTGCTACAATTCCTACATCATGCTTTCTAACAAAATACCCATCTTCACCACCACGATTTTTTATGTGGTCGTCTTTCCAATCAAATTTAACACCACGGATAGCGTTAACTTTATCTAATGCATTTTCTATTGTTGTTATGTTTTCTTTTAATCTTTCATCAGAAGAATAATAAGCTGTAATTTCATTTATTGCTCGTATCTCGCCGGTAGTTGAACCAACACTAGTTGTACCTACAGATAAACCTCCATCTACTCGACAACCCCCTGCTTCTGTCATAAGACGACCAACATTATTGTGATACAATTGAACACTACCATCTGGAACTGCATAAATCATAGTTTCTGATGCATCATTGTTTGTAACATAAAAACCATTTAAAACTGTAATTACACCATTCGTGCCATTTGAATATAATTTCATGTCTGTTCCAGCGCCCATTTGTATTCTAGCTGGAGCTGGGCCAGTACTATCAGGGAACACAACACTACCTGTCATTGTACCACCTGCTGTTTGTAATCTGCCTGTAATTTGTGTTTGTGCGTTAGAAGATAAACTGTTTATAAATTGATACTCTGTATTATCAACAGATCCATCTGCAATATTGGTAGCACCAATACCTGATAAATTTGCTCCACTAAATGCATATTTTTTTGATTCGTATGTTGCCATTATGATATCCTCTGAAATAATCCGCTGCCAGAAATAGTATAAGTTCCACCGCTGTTTCCTGAAGTGGTAAACTTATTATAAATAGCGGATGAAATACATCTCCAGGTTCCAGCTTCAGTTGCTCTAGTTTTACCTTGTATACCGCTACTGGTTCCAGCAAACCCTGGAACTAGATAACCAAGACTACTTGTGTCTTGTGGTCCAGAAGAACTAGCGCTGTTGTTATATTCTACAGAACTGGATAAATATTTATTACTAGAATTATATGTGGATGGAACAACTTCAGTCCCGACACCTATACTAGTATTACTATCAGTACCAGAACCATCATAATAAAGAGCAAAATACTTTAAAGCGCCTACAGCAGTTGAATTAACTGGTATTCCAGATGTTCCTGCCGGTCCCGTAGGTCCAGTCGGCCCTGAAGGTCCAGTCGGTCCGGTGCCACCTGGTGGCCCAGTCGGTCCCGTAGGTAAATTTGACATTCCAGAAGCATCACCAGTAACAGCAGTTGCCGCTAACGTTCCCGAGACGGTCACCCCCGACGCACTGGTAACGAGCTTCTCCACGTTATTATGCCGTAGTCCTACAGCGCCATCTGCAGCGGCGGTTAAGTGTGTTTCGTTTTCTGCTTGGTTCATTAATTTAATACTGTCACCAGCAATGCGAAGTTCACCAGTTGTATTATTAATTTTAGAATTATTAGTATCGTGTGAAATAACTAAATCAGTTCCGCTACCGATATTTAAATTTTGTGAATCATTTACTCTTACACCGCCTGTAAATGTAGCACCAGCTAGAGGCGCTCTAGCGGTTATTTGTGTTTGTGCGTTGGAAGCTAAAGTATTTATAAACTGATACTCAGCGTTTGTTACAGAGCCGTCAGCAACTTGAGTAGCTGCTATTGGAATGGTAGCATATTTCTTTGACTCATATGTCGCCATTTTACTTCTCCGTTATTTTCCAGCCGTAAGTCGCTCCTGTGTAGACCAATGAAAATGCTGCACCCTCTGTAGAAACAGTTCCTGCTGAAGCAGCACCAAAAACTTTATCAGAACCGCCTGGTGTAATTGTCAATGCATTACTATCAAAGTTGTCTGCTAAATCCATAAAACGAACCTCAGAACCGACAGGTGGAGTTGTAGGTAAAGTTAAATTTACAGTATTAGATGATGTGTTTACAAAAATATTTTCCCCAGCAAAAACATTATCTGTTGCTGCGGTAACTGTTCTCCATGTAGAAGATGATGTTTCTAATGGATACCAAGTTGTACCATCTGTTGCTGCATATAATTTTTGTCCGGGTGATAAGATTTGTTGATTAGATGCACTACCTGTTCCTCCAACATCAAGAGTCATAGTAGCATTGCCAGTACCATCATTTATAATGTAATAAATTTTTTCTACCGCTGGAAAGTTAACTGTAAAAGCAGTTGTAAAACTATGAAACCTAATCGCAGCTGATCTAGCTTGGTTAGAAGCCGCGACCACCGGTCCATTGCCACTTGATAATGTTAAGGGAGAAGATACACCATTTAAGCTTATAGCTAAAACACCTGCTATAGCTTCTTCTAATGATCTAGATAATGTGTTGTTTGTGGTATTACCCCACGAGTTAGATTGTTCTCCAGAACCGATTAGCTCTAGTTTTAATCTTGATGAATAAGTTGATGCCATTTATTGCTCCGTCCAATTACTTCCGTCTGTTGGTACTGTAACCTCGGTCCACGTCCCGCTTGCAGGTGTACTGACCTCAGTCCACGTTCCGCTAGTTGTAGCATTTATATTGGTCCATGTCGAGCCGAAACCTGGATCGGTATTCGTCCAGTTACCTACGTCAGGCACTGTAATATCGTTCCAACCACTAAACACAGATACATCGCCTACACTACCATTTAATAAAAATCCGTCAACAGGCCTTAATTGGTTAATTGTTATAGAAACGGATCCTAAAGAAAGAGCTACCTGATTACCAGTTACTGTAAATATTTTTGCAATTACAGGTTCTATGGAAGGACTAGTTAAAGTCAGCTGTTGGCCTGTAGTATTCGCTATGGCTACACCAGATATAGTGATGTAGTTGTTAACGGTTATTGTATTACCCATCGCATTGCCGTGGACCGAGCAATAGTATCTTAAACTATCTGGTGCACCGGCGGGTACAGTGAATTCAACTTTAGCACCTGCTTGACCAGGTGTGCCAGTTACAACAACCCCGTCTGTATATGAAGCTCCAGAAGCATTTTTAAATCTAAGAGGGTGATTACTGTTTGTACCTGCACTTTGGTCAAAGACATATTTAGTTGCTCTAAACATACTGATAGCAGGATTAGCAGATCCATTTAATACAAATACATTTCCTGAACCATAGTTGACAACAGTAACTGTATAATTAACAACGTCAGGTTGCGAAGACAAAGTGTTTTCAAAACCTGATACTTGTTGCACTTGTTGTGCATCAATAGTTACACTTCCTACACCTGCTGTTAATTGTTGCCCTGTTACATCAATGTGTGAATTACAAACTAACTGTGATTGTCCATTCCAATTAACAGATAAATTTAATTGTTGTCCTAAATTACCTGGTGCTATACGACCAGTCTCTTGACCAAGTGTAAGCGTCATTGCTTGACCAAAAACTTGATGACCACTATCTCCTGTTACTTCTTGTGTAAAACCTTCTTGAACTGTTAGTTGATTACCAGTTAACGCTACTAAAGTAATATCTAGCGTCGAGAAAGGTGCAGTTGCAAATGGAGCGTCTGATATAGGCATTATTTACCTTTCTTGCATTTACACTTACAAACTTCTTGTTCTAGTTCTTTTATTGCTTCTATGATTAATGGGATAAGCTTATCATAATAAACAGATTTATAATCTTCTGTTAAACTATGTGCTTTAACTATTGGAGCTTCTGTAACTACTTCTGGTAAAACCTTTTCTACTTCTTGTGCACTGACTCCAACTTCTTTGTTATCTTTAAATGCAACAGGGTCTATTTCTTTTGCCTTGTCGTTCCATGTGTAATAATAACCAGACAGCTTTTTTAATTTATCTAATGCGTTTTCTATTTTACCATCAAAGTCTTTAAGACGAGAGTCACTCGAATATGCAGTGATGTTACCCGTCGCTGTAAGCGAAGAGCACGAAATAGAGCCACCTGAGTTAAAAGTTCCTGTTGGTCCTGGAGGTCCATTAGGTCCTGGAGGTCCATTAGGTCCTGGCCCACCTGACCCACCTGGAGGTCCTGTTGGTCCTGTTAATACTGCGTTTGCAATAGTTGCTTTTCTAATGGCACTTGCAGACGTGTCATAAACTGCAATAAGGTCATCACTTGCAATACTTGTTTCTGCTGTATGTGCTGATACTACGTCACCTGCTATGGTTCCTGTTACCACTACCCCACCTGAACTAGTAGCAAGTTTAGTATTGTCTTGAAACTTTAAATCAAGGCTTCCGTTATTATCCGCGGCTAAAAAAGATTGACTACCGTTAGCACTTGCAATTCTTAGTGTATCCGTTTGTATTTTTAATTGGTCTGCTGTACTAACAATTTTATCTAATTGATCAGAACCAGAAGCATCGTGAAATATTTCTAAATCATTACCAGTCCCAAAACGTGCTTTTACACCGTCATTAAAATCTACTCCGTTAGAGCCTCCTACTGCTGTAGCACTTGTAGCAATAGTATCAAGTTTAGTTCCATCAACACTTAGGTCACGACCATCTACAGTTTCCGTGCCAGCCATTGTAATGTTGCCTGACATCTGTCCACCAGCTTTAGGTAAAGCAGCGTTTGCTGTGGTTGTAGTAGAAGTTAATACGCCATCTCTTGTTGCAATATCAATACCATCAACCGTACCACCAAGAGTTATATTATTGCCAATTGCTACGTTGTTAGAGCCATCTTCTACAACAGCTTTTGCTGCAGGTAGCGTACAAAATACATCTTTTGTACCTGCTCCAAAGTTAACTAAACTGTCTGAATTAGAACTTGATAATACTGTAGATCTAGAAAGTGTGTCAGGCGTAGCATCAGTTACTGTACCTATACCAACTTCAAAATTACCTGTACCGGCGGCTGTAATACAATAAAAGGTTTCGTTACCATTACCTATGCCGGTTACAAATGTTTCAAAGCCAGATCCTGCACCACCTAAATTAATAGTGCCAGTACCAGTGCTAGTAGTCGTTTCCTTGACTCTATCGTTTAGGACAAAAGCCATTTACACCTCCTATGCTAGCCTAATAATCTCTGATCCACCACCCGCTGTTGGGAATTGAACTGTAAATGTTCCGTTACTTGCTGTGAAATCACCACCAAACGCTAAAACAACAACTGCATCTGTATTAGATAAATTGTTATCTGAACGATAGATTAATGCACCATTAGCTGTAAAAGATGCGTTAGTCCAAGATGTATCATCAAAGTCAACGTAAGCTGGCGAAACCCCTGAGCCACCAACAACAGTTGGGTTAGCTAGTGTGTTTCCTGCAGCAGTATAAGCTGATCCTGATGTATTAGAAATTTCATTTGTAGTAACGTAATGTGTTGTCGTTGCACCCATGGTAGCGGAAGAAGTATAAAGAGCTATCTTATAGGTTGCTCCTCCATCAAAGTCATGATTACCTTTTAACAAGTTCATTTTAAAAACATTACAAACTGCTTGTGATATTGCCATATTATTCTCCTAATTATGGATTAGCACTAGGTATTGGAATTCTAATAACTCCATCCCTGTACTCATCCCTTCTTTTTTTACCCATTTGTTCTTGTGCAAGTGCTGTTACAGATTCTCTATATGATTGCTCATACACTTGTTGGTTTTGTGGAGCCTTCAAGAACTTAAACGCTTCACATAAACAGGAATACAATAAGGTTCTAGGAGCATTCACACTAACCCAGTTTTCTGCGTTAGAAGAGGATAGCCCCGTAGGTAATTTTGTAAACCCTACCTCAAATTTATATATTGCATTAGGTGTAGGCGCAAGGACTAATGTACCTTGATCCCACATAGCATAGTATTTTGGTACTGAAGTAGAGCCTGTTTCTGGGGTGTCATAGTACTCGTTCATAAAGTCAGCTTCTACTTGTACTAAGGGATATCTTTTTTTAGTTCCAGAATCTAAATATAAAGTAACATATCTAACAGTAGTAAAATCTCCTAATCCAGGAGTTTCTTCAGCAGAAGTTTGACCTGGTAAAGGAACCCAACGATTGTTAGCCGCTGTTGCTCCATTTTGAACATCTTTATAACAATCTAAATCAACATCTTTAAAAATTCTTAATTCTGCATGTTCAATAAAATCATTGCAAATAACATCTGTTAAAACAGCAGAATCTGTTTCTGTGTAATCTCTAATTTGTTGTACTAATTCTGTGTATGTCGTCATGCTAATACTGTAACGGGTCCTACTGACGCGTTCTCTCCTCCAAAACTTCTTATACCACCACTTTCATAATATTTAAAGCCTAGTCCTCCGGCAGCTTCAAATTGATTAATGTACGTAGTTCTATCATCAATTAATAGTTTGTTTGGCCCACCATAAGGACCTTTATTAAAATTAGTTGCAAAATCTATACCTGCTGCAGCTCTTGCTCCTGTAAAGTTTGCGGCCATCCAGTTTGTTTTTATAGTATTAGCTTGCGTACCGGCATCTGTTGTAAGAGCTCGATAAGATCCATTCTTAGATATTACTAAATCTATTAAAGCATTTGCTTCCGCTCTTACTGCTAAGTTAGCAAAGAACCCAGAGTTAGGAACAGCAGCTATGGCCTGTAGTTCTATTGCTGGTGACATATCATACCAATCACCACCAGAGTCTAACAAACCTTGTGCTGTAGCAAAAGTTGCTATTGCTTGATAGTATTCTGTCAACACTCCGTCCATATCAACATAAACTGTAGTTGTTCCAATGTTGCAATTTGCAGTTAACCAAGCATCTAAAATATCGTTAGGACTAAAAGAAAAATTATCATTATCTATTTTTGTAACTATGTGACCTTGAGCATAATTGACATCATGATCTTGCACATGTGATACTTCTGGGTACTGAGGAAAATGAGAAGTACATCCTGTAAATTTTACTACCTGACCATTAGAAAAACCGTGACCAGGATCTCTAACATTTATTAAAATAGAATCTCTAGGACCCGCATCAAATGCATTAGCTGTTAATAAATGTGCAACTGCTGGCTCTGTTCTTGCAGGTCTTGCGTTTTGTAAACCTTGAGCATCACCATTAAATTTTCTTGGTACCAACTGTGGGTGTTTTTGTTCAAATTCACTTTTATGTACAAATGCACCATTCCACTCTTTTACCATTTGTCTATAAGGAAACTCTTGACCGCTTCTATCGGATATTGCTTTTGCGTATTTACCTGTAGAAAAATTAGACATTTGGATAATAAGCCTGTGGTGTTAAATATGTGCTGCTTGAAGAACCATCCTCCGTTAAAGCTCTTTGGAATTCATCTTCATAGTACAGCTTCATGTTTGCACAAAGCTCTGGTTTTTCTTTTTGACAAAGATAAAAAGCTAGACCAGAAACCATGCAAGGAATAAACCTATAAGGTATATCAGGATCGTTTTGATATGCTCCTGCGTCTTGTATTCTTTTTAAATAATAAATAGAAACATTTTGCGCTGCAGCTGTTGCATCTGGTGTTGGATATAAAGTTACAACCGTTTTATCAATAAATCTTTGTACATAGTATTGTGTAGGTTGAGATTTATTTAGTTTATTAGATAAACCAGAATAGGTAGATCTATTTATTTTAGTAAGAGCAGAATCAATCTGTGAGGTAGTTGTTCTACCTGTTCTATAAGTAGCTTCTAAAATATCGTGAACACCGTAGATACCGTTAGGTATAGAGGTAGCACTTGTACCATCCGTAGCACTTCTGTAAAAAATATATTCAGCCTGGCCTTCTACTAGATCGATATCAGTATTGGATACTTGCCAATAATGTAATCCTCTATTAGCCCACTCTTGAAATAAAATATTAAGAGATCTTCTTGCAGATTTTAATTGATAACCACTAACCGAATGTATACCTATTCTATCATAGGCTTCTTGAATAATGTCATCAATGTCAAAGCTACTTTCAAATGTAGCTGTTCCTGATGTCGCCATTTAGCCCCCTAATTGAACGTTACTGTAACACCTGGAGTAGCTGTTAAATCTAAATACACACCTGTTTTAAATTTGATTCCGCTTCCAGGAATAAAAACTTCTAGTCCTTCTGTTCCAAACTTAAAGGTATGTGACGTGCCTGCTGCAGAAGTATTATCATACAAAACAACAACCGAGCTTGCTGCTCCTGCTGCTTGTATAGAAGTTACTCTACAAGTTCCTGTCACTAGCTGTCCGTCGGCTGCTAGATGTGCGGTCTTTTGATCTGATGTAAATGATCCACCACCCATAATATTATCCTCCTAAATAGCGGGGCCGAAGCCCCGCATTAATTATTTATTAGCTTAAGTTGTTATTCTGTATGTACAGAACAGTAACTGTAGCAGCACCTGTTGTACCATCACCGTTTGCTGCTGTGAAAACAGCATTAACAGTCTGATCAGATGATCCAATATCTGTGCCATCAGCACCAATAGTGCCTCTAGTTGTAGCTGCTGCTTTTGCGTTAGTAGCTGCAAGATATTCGTCATCGTCACCAGAGTGTCCGATTTTTACAGTAGCTGTACCACCATCGTTAGAAACAGTTGTAACATTTAAAATTACATCAACGATTTGTGAGTTCGCAGGAATGATTCCTACAGCTGTAGTATTGGTAGCACCAATGATATCAATAACTTTTGATTGTGCCATTAAGACGGAACCAGTATTTTTCGTAGCTCCATCTCTTTTGTCTCCGGCTTTAATAGGACCGGAAAAAGTAGTTGTACCCATATTTGTATCCTCCTTATTTTCTAACACAGTCGTGAGGTCGTCTGGTCAAGTCTGTGTTTCTTTGAATATACGCTTTTAATATAGTGATTGCAAATAAAAAGGGGCGCCGAAGCGCCCCTTAATTTAGGTATGACCTAACAGTGCTACTTATTAAGCAGAACCGTCAGAACCGTAGATACCTCTCCAGTCAGACCAACCGAAGCTGTATCTTTCCCTAGCTTTGTATCTCATATTACCAGTCTCGAAGTCACCTTCCATAGCCGTTTTAATCGGCGCACGGACCATGTGCTTCAATCCGTTAGGCACATCAGTTTTCAAGAAGAATGCGTCATCGTCAGTTAGGAAGTTATTTACTACATAACCTTGAGGAACCATTCCCATTGATTTTAGTGCGTTAACGTCGTTATCAGCTGTGCCGACACGATTAGCAGACTTCATAAGTCTTTCCGCAGTGAACTGGTTAGCTGAAGGTATGATCATTTTGACCGCCTTCGCAGCAATTTTAAGACCTCTCTCGTCCTTGAAATTAGCAATGTCAATCATTGCTTGTTCAAGAGAAGTTTCAGACAAGTCAGCTAATGTGACAGGTCTGTTGCTGATGTTACCAGCGATAGTTGGGTGAGCGTTTCCAATTAGGGACTCACCGTCACCGCCGTTGTAACCAGAAGCTTTAAATGCATTGTTTAATACATTCGCAGCTTTAGTCTGCTTCGTTTGAGCCATAGAACGTGCTAGTGCTTTTGTGTAACGAGTAGAAATCTTGTCATACAAGTTATCTTCCACCGCCTCTTCCGTTAAGCTAAATGCTAACGCAATAGTCTCGTGTTGATATCTTGCAGTGAAAGTTTCCTGCGCGTTATCGTAAGCAACAGCAGCGCCTTCTGACTTAACGCCTGCTTTGTCGAAACCAGATAACATTACTTCTTCTTCAAAAGCTCTGTCACTGTTTTCAGTGTCGAAAATTTCAGCATGCTGATTTTCGTAGTTTTTGTACTCAAGTCCAAATAATGCATTCAGACCTGGCTCTAGCTCTTTAGCTAGTTGTTGTCTTGATATAGCCATTTTTTATGTCCTCCTGCTATTAATTATTGGCGTAAGTATGCATGTTGATCACGACTTTATAGACAGCACAACCAGCAGAATCGATTTGGTTTCTTTCTTCATTTCCACCAAAGCCGATTACGTTTAGTTGTTCTGCACCAGCAGCTGCTAGTGTTCCCATGTCGAGAGTCATTCCACTTACTCCGTCTGTTGTTGAACCATCAGTAGCATCAATATCAGCTGATTTCTGAATATCTGATCTTTGTGACTGAGTTCCAGTTAAACCTTGTATTTCGAATACTTGGTATGGATCGTCATAAACAAAAGCTTCAGCTTCAGCTGCTACTTGTGCGTACTGATTCTTAAAAGTTGGTTTATTAGTTGTAGGATCGTCGTATTTACATCCCCAAAAAACACCAGTTAGATCGTTAGCACCGGCAGCGCCTTGCTGCACGTTACCTGCATCGTTCATTACAGCATCGCCTTGAAATATTGAGTTAGCCTCATTATTAGCAATGGTGTAACTAGCTAGTTTTCCTGGAGCGCCTCCGCCGATCTTTTCAACTGGATTAAAACCAAAAGGGGCATTTATATTTGCCATAGTCTTATCCTCCTTAAAGGGTTAGTTGATTAAATCGATGGTTAAATAAAGACTAGTCTTTATTTGAGCCACCAAAAGTTACACGAGTCTGCCTCTCTTGATTGATTGGCATACTTGGGTGCTGTTCCTTTAAGACATCGTTTTCTATAGCCTCATTACGTTCAGCAGTCTTTTTGCTAAAGTATTCTTCGCGAGACTTTGCGAGCTCTTCGGATATCCTTGCCAGCACAAGGCCACCAACTCCGATCACTCCTGCGTATTTACCTGAATTTATGACTGGATAGTCTTCGTTCGGATATTCGTCGGATCTAACTAACTCCCATCCAGACCTAATTTTGCCTGTAATGTTTTTAGTGTCGTCATAACCCATACTTTCCGCACGTAACCATCTATGTCTAAAACCATCTGGCGCAGGTGGTGCATCTAGTGATGATGGAGGAGTCCATACTTTAGGCTTTTCTTCTTTAGCCCTAGTCTGGCTCACGCGGGAAGTTTTAACAGTTTTCTTATCTGTATCTTTTTTTGTCATATGCTTATACCTCCTTCGCGGCTAATTGTTTCGCATACTCTTCGAGTGGCACACCTAGTCTTTTAGAAATTGCTACCTGTGAAGGTGTGAGTTTCACAGTTTTTCTGCGTCCTTTTGCGGCTGGACGTTTAGCACTTGCAACAGTCTGGACCGGAGTCTCAGCTGTAGATTCACTATTATTAGCAAATTTGTGTGGGAATTCAAGTCTTATTCTCTTATCAACCTCAGAATAATATTCTGTGCTAGATGGATCAAAACCTTCTTCTTCAACAAGTTTTCTATGTATATCAAATGCTGTGTATGTCATTGCATTATCTGTACCAAACCAAGTGTTTTTAGCCGACCATTCAGTAGCTTTTGGATCAATTTGTTGCGCTGCCTGGTAGATATCATTTTGAGTTGGCATATCTTTAGCAACTTGTGCTAAGTTTTGCGGCGCCATATTTTGCCTGTTAGCTACTTGTTCGTTCTGAGTTTTTAATTGATGCAATCTACCTTCTTCCATAGCTAGTCTTGCTATAGCTTCTTGAGCGGCAACTTGTTTATCAACGTCACCTGCTTCCATTGCATTTCTTAATTCAGACTTAGCTGCAATTTTACCTGTAGCTATTTTGTCTTCTAACTCTTTTGCATAATCGACACCCATTTGATTAACTTGTGTCTCAGCTCTTTGAGATTGTTCCTGTAAAGTTTTAGCATAAGCAATGGCTTCTTCTTTTTGTCTTTCAGCCTCACGCATTTTGCGTGTTAGTTTAGCTATTCTTTTTTGGACACCGTCGCTGTAATCGTCAAGTTCGTTTTTCTGAACAGCAGGCTGCTCATCAGATTCCGCAGATGTGTCAGCGGACTGATTATCGTTTTCAACTTTTTCAACTTTAATCTCCTCTTCTAAAGATTGTTCCGGTGCTGGTGCATCCAGATCAATTTCGGTTTCTTGTTCGTCAGAATCTCCGACGTCAATTTTGTAGTCATCTTCTAGCATAGTTAATTCCTCCTATGAATTACATTGCGTGAATAAGGTCTTTCGGATCATCAATTGTTCCTAAAACCTCATCATCGTTTAACATTCTTATTTCTCCACCTTCTATCTCCATGCGTGATCCTGCGTATCTTGCAAAGATCACCCAATCTTTTGGTTTGCACCATGGACCTGTTGGATACCTGTCTTCGTCTTTATAACAAAGTGGTCCCATTTTTAATACATATCCAACTTGAACAGCAGCACGTGCTCTATCCAAAGTTTCTTGTGCTATAATAATTCCTCCCTCGCTTTTTTCTTTTACACGAAAAGGCATAACGAGTAATCTCCAGCCCGTTGGGTCTGGTAGTTTATTTAAATTTGTTTTTGTGGGTTCTTTTTCCGCCTCGTGTTGTGCTATCTTTTTTGCATCTTCTTCAGCGTTATATTTATCTTCTAATGCGTGTGACGTTGTTTGGGTCATCTGGTTTTGGCTCCTTTGGTTCTAGCAGGTTAGAGAGTTCCTGATTTGTTGCGTCCACTGCGTGGATCTTACCTAATATATACTTATATTCTTCCATACTGTCAACTCCGCCGTTTGCGAGTGTTTGTACTAGGGCGTCCATCTGTGACTGCATGCTCTTTTTTAGTTTGTATATTACGTTTATCGGATCTGTAGCTTCTGACATATTTTTTCTTTTTATCTCCTAATTGTTCCCAGAACACATCAAGTGGGTTCTGAGGTTTATCTTCACCCCCCATAATTTCCCCCAATGTAAATTTAAGTCAAACTATTTTTTCTTGAAAATATCTGCGCCCTTAAGTCCGTATATTGATGCGACCACGCCGACAAACAGCGTCTGGTACCAGAAAGGGAGATTATTAAACTGTTCAAAGAACATGTGCAATTT